CTTCATTAGAAAACATTGGCACCGTCATAATGACCTTTAGGTTGGCCATAGGTGAAATGCTGGCATAAGAGTTATTGCTAGGGCTTATGTATGGGTCAGCCGGTGCAACTACAACGCTATTAGCTAGAATTGTGCTAGGCGGGTATGCAAAAGTACTCCACACGCCAGCATTAGCCAGGGCTGCAGCTACCGTGCTACGTAAAGTAGTTATGGCCGCTGTCATTAGCCAACCATACTTGCAGGAGAAAGATACGGAGCCAATAGGCCGCGCACGGATGCCATCAAAGTATTGCTCATCTTAAATGGGCTAGGACTGTAGCCATCTACGCTAGTGCCACCGTTTTGAGTACTAAATCGTGAAGTCCAGATATTTTCTGCCAGCATTAGGGCCGCGGCATTTATAGCTGGCGTGTTTGCGTATGTAGCACTTTTCGTATCATCGCCTGACATAGTGCCATAAGGCAATACGCGCCTGAAGTTTTGGTCAGCCGCTACTTTTGCATATTGGATAAAACTATAGCCCTGTGGGAATTGCCAATAGTTAAGCTGCATATTAAATGCAGGCAAGATATTAGCTGTGCCTGTGCTAAAAGGAATTGTGCCTGTAATTGTGTAAGTACCGTTAAAGGTTGAACCAGCCCCGGCAACTGTTACCGATTGGCCCGTAGTAAAGATGCCAGGGTTGGCAACCATAACTGTAGCTACATTACTAACCAAGGCTGTACCGACTACGGGCGCGTTATCAAACCATAGAAAGCCGTTAATTAAATCTTGTGCGGCTTGGCAGGTGTCTTCTATCCAGGTATAAGAATCATACAAAGTGCCCACGCCCAACGATGCTTTTAATGTCGCGGCGGTTACATATGTAGCTGGCACTTGTGTACTCCTATCTTACTTAGGTTTGGTAAGCCTCAAAGGGCTAAGAGGCCTACCAAACTATTAGTGGGTTTTATTAGGTAAAGTTGTAACGGATAATACCCTTAGGCATTTTTGCAATAGTTGCCATATAACCATAGATAGCAACCTGTACCTGTAGGTTAGATACAACGTTAACTGACATATACGCCTGTGGTGACTGGTAAACAGTAAACGCCTCAGGTGCAAGGATAATTGCTGAATCATCTACAGTTGTAGTTGCAGCAAAGTTTTTATCTACGTATAGGTCTAGGCCTAATACGTTGCCTCGGATTGAGCCAGGCTGTGTTAGCCCGCCTGCGTTCATTGGCTGGCTAGCTGTATAAATTGGTCGGCCAGTAGTGTCCGCTGCGCCGAGCAATAATTGCCATTGGCTACCGTTAGCTATGTAGTTATTAGCAAAATAGCCAGTTGCCTCATAAACAAGACGTGCGGCTTCAGATGTATAACCAATAATACCTGCAGATGTTGCAGCTTGTGCAGTTGTAGCAACTGTACCTGCAGTAACGAGTGCAGCATTAACTGTAGTGTCAATAGTCTTTAGGTAAGCGTTTTGTAGTTGATTAGTTAACTCGCTAAAGAAGTTACCATCACCATATCCGCGCTCTAAAAGCTCGATGCTAATAGTGTTCATACCTGAGTACTTAGATACTGTGCCTGATAGGTACTCTGTAACCATACCTGTATTAGCTACTGCGCCAGCCTCAGCCTCAACAGTTACAACAGGTGCTACACCTGATTGACCGCCAGCTGAAGTAACAAGAGAAGGCACGTTGATAGTCATACCGTTAGCTGGCAAAACTCCACGTGAACACGCATCAATAGAAGGTGTGCCAAAACGTGTATTAGTTGGAAACTCTGAAAGGTACTGAGTTGGGTTAAAGCCTGGGTTAGTTGAGAATGAATCATCCGCAGCTGTTACATATAGCTTTGAGTCATCATTTCCTAGTGCAGCTTTAATTTTATGCTCTGTGTAAGAGCCCATATTGATAATTGGTGTACGTACGCGCTGAGAGTTAAGTGCGCTTGGTAGGATGATTTTACGAGCTGCCTCTACTACAGGTGCAGCCTGCTCTGTGGCATCTACTGCCTCAGGTGCGGTTTGGTCGGGGGCTGTAGTCACAGCGGCCTCGCTTTCTGTTTCGGTTTCGGTTTCGGTTTCGGTTGTTGTTGAGTTTATTACGGTGTTAGTTGTCGTAATCTTTGTACTTGTAGACATAGCAGCATCCATAGGCATATCACCTTCGGCGGCTGCAATTTTTTGCACCGCAGCGCTTGGAAATGCAGCGCTCTCTACGAGTGACACCTCGCGTAAGGTGGCAGCGGTGACCAGGAGATAGTCTTTTTGGGGCTTCGATGCTGTAACTTCAACACCGACGGATAAGCCGTCCATAAGCTGTTCCTGGGCTAGCAAAATCGCCGTATCGCCTGGCTGGCTTGAACTAATCTTAAAGCTGGCATAAAGGCCGTCTTTAGCGGATGTAATACTTTGCATACGGCCTACTGGCTTTGTATTATCGTGAGACATTAAAAGTTTTACTTTACTTGGCTCAGGTGCGCTAATTGAACCCTCAGCAAAAACAACTTTACCAGCGCTTGTATAACCAATCTCGCCATAAGGTGCAATTTTGCCTGAGATAGTGCGGCGCTCGCCGCTATCTACAGCTTCGATATTACCACTAAAGGTTAATAACATTAGTGCCGTTCCCTTCATTAAGGCCCATTGGGCTAAGTTGTTCCATACTTTGCGCTTGCTCTAAATCTATTAAACCTAGATTAAGCATTTTCTCTATTGCATCTAAACGCGCTGCAGTATCGGCACGTAAAAAGGTTTCATCTAAAGCAAAACGCACTATATTACCGTGCGCAGTAATATCATCCATAGATAAACGGTTTTCAATAGCGCTAATAAATGGCTGTAAAGAATATGCGACAAACTCTTTACGGCCATCTAAAATGTTTTGGTATGTCATTGACGTATTCATATCCGCGCTAATTAAATAGCTTGGCACGTTCATTAAACGGCTTACTTCGGTAGCTAAGTACTGAGAGGATTCGTTGTACGTCATTTCTTTAGGGCTAAAACCTACTTGCTGATAATCTAAAGTACTTGTTAAATATGCTGTGCTACGTGATGCACGTGCAGCCTTCCACGCAGCTAGCAAACCGCTAATTTGTGCCTCAGGTAAATCTGCACCGCTGTTTTTAATAAAACCTGTAGGCATTGGCGTAGCAGCTGCAACGCTTGCCGCTTTTTGTACGTCTATCGCGCTCTGTATTGTTCTTGCGCCGGTTTCTAATACGCCAGGCAATAGGCTCTGGAATGTGACAAGGCTACCGATGCCGTCCATAGGTGCGCGTACACCATTAATACTGTAATACTGTACATTCTCGCCTGTCTCATCTGTTGTAACAGTTACGCGAGAATTGCTTACCCACTCAAAAGATGCTGGGCGATTATCTGAGAAATATAAAGATGTAACACGCCAATAGGCCACGCCGTAAAATAGTAATGAATCAACTGTGTAAGCAATAGTTACGCTACGTGGCTGGCGCATATCGGGTTGCTCAAGCCATAGCGGCGATTCTAATTTTCTACCTGAGGATTTTTTATAAAGCTCTAAATCAATACTTGAAATAACGCCTGCAATTAAATTACGGCAACGTGATACTGAAGGCACTTGTAGAGCTGTAAAGCGGTCCATAAACGGGGCGCCGTTGCCAGTTGCATAAAGGCCGCCGTAGCTATAAACGCCTACGCCGTAACCTTGTGACATAACGGCAGGGGCTAACTGGGCAGTAACATCTTTTTTAGATATGCCTAAAGTTTGCAATATACCCATAGGGCGGATTATAGGTTATCCACAGTTATAAAGTTATCCACACCTTCGGCGTGTCTAAACATATACTTTAGCCTCAGATACAGGCTGCGCCAGGATGTGGATAACCATAGCTAGGCCGATTGGAATATCAACGGGGCCTGCAGATTTACGGCGCACAATACGCCAGGCATCGGGTGTTATTTTTGCCGCGCAATTTGCCATCTGTTGTATGAGTAAATCTTGGCCTGAGTGCCGTAGCCTGTCGTTTACCAGGCTATCGTGAAAGTCTGAACACGCAGTATAAAACGCCTGGCCCGATATATCTCGCGTTTGCACACCTGCATTTTGTAAACGCTGAGCTATTGAGGCCGTGGTGTACTTGTCATAACACACCATACGCGGGTAATACATATCTGACCATTTTTTAATACTTGCAGCTATAGCTAATTCATCTACTGCTACCTGTGAGCTGTAGGTATCTAATACAGCTACACCTATGCGGCCATCGGGCAATAATTGGCCCATTACTAGGCTTGCATCTCGGCGG